ATGCGTGGTTTATCTGGTACTAACTTTATAGGAGTCTCGACTTTGATGATGGTATAAGGAACACCATTAGCAAATCCCCCTGCTGCTTCTGCCTTCTTCTTTTCTTCATCAGCTTTATACGTTCCATCACCTCTCTTTTTTGCTGTCTCAAGTCCAAAACTCGCTAGCGCACCAGTGAAAACAGATGCAATAAAAGTTGGATCTATGCGTTCTTGTTCACCTAGACCAGGGATCGTAACGTAATTTAAAGTCAAAATAAATCCACTCCAAACAACAACTCCCAAACGCACAAATGTAGACAAGACTTGCAGTTGTTCTTCTTTATCATCCAA